GCCGGTTACGCCTTTACGCTGGCTGCTGGTTCTTCGGGCGCAACAGTCTCTGGCGCAACTCTGGCTGGTGGTGCAAACGCCACAAGAAAGAAAGTTGCTGTTGAGGACGGAACAGGTACCGACCTTCTGGCGAATGCGAGAAAGCTGGTCCTGCACCCTGTTGCGAATGCATCTACGGACAGATCGGAAGACTTCACCATTCCGCTGGCTGGTATCGCTGGTTCGATGGCCTTCATGTACAAGCTTGATGAGGAAAGAATCATCAACGCTGAGTTCACAGGCTATCCGGACTCAACCGGTCTTCTGTTCATCGTAGGTGACGAAGGCGCTGCCTAATAATAAACCCTGGGGCCACATTACGTGGCCCCTTCTTCTGAGAGTGAGAAAATGGCTAAAACAAAACTATTGAATTTGGATACCCTTGCTGATGAGGAACTGATTGTAGTTCTAGGTGGCAAGGAACATAAGCTGAAAGAAATGTCTGTGGCAGATTTTATCTGGGCGCAGCAAAACCTAAAGTCTGTCTCCCAAAAGAGCGATGAAGTTGAAATCATGGAATCCATGATTGGCATGTTCTTGAGACAGTTCCCGACGATGGAGCGTAAAGATTTAGAGTCCCTCCCTCTCCAGAAGCTTAATCAAATGGCCGAGTTCGTACAGTCTTTCGGCATGAAGGGCGCTGAAAAGGCCGTTGAAGAAGCGGAGAAATCGTCCAAGGGGGAAACAGTCCCGACAGCGGCGGTACAGTCTTAATAGACTTTGGCTATCTCTTCTGTCGGGTAATGTCCTTTTACGGATTATCTGACCAACAAGTTCTCCATATGCCAGTCAAAAGATTCTGGCTGGTATATGGAAACATTCCAAGACTGCAAGCGGAGAATGATACTCGCCAATTGAGACTTATGATGGCTTCACAGGGACCTGAGGCTAAACAACTGAGTGAGTCGCTAATCAAAGAGATTGGCACGGTATCTTCGGAACTTAACCCCAAGAGGGACAAAAACGCGACCGAAAAGCTTAAGAACCTTGGCGGTCTTGTAAACAAATAACCTCAGGAAGGTTAAATGGCTCTCGGCAATATTCGAGTTGTTCTGACCCTTGATAATGGTCAGCTTATAACGCAGCTTGTCCGTTCTGGAAAAGCTGTTACGACCTTTGCAAATCAGGTCGAACAAAGTACAAAGTCCTTAGAAAGAATAGAAAAGGCTGTAGCCGGATTCGGAGCCAGCCTTCATAGGGCGTTTGTAACTATCGGCCTTGCTAGAGCCGCACTGAGCAACCTGTGGGCTGTTACTGGCTCATGGGGCAAGACCATTATTGATACTAATGCCAAGCTTGAAAGAATGACCTATCTAATGAAAGGTCTTTCTGAGGCGTCAACAGACGCAGGTAAGACTGCTGATGGTATCAATCAGTTAAATCAGGTCATCACCCTCGCAAAGAACGCGCCATTTACGGTTGACGCTCTAACAGACGCATGGGTTAAGTTTAGATCGGTAGGTCTTGATCCATCTACAGGCAGTATGCAAGCGCTGGTGGATGCCGTAGCCGCATTCGGTGGTACGGATCAAACTCTTCACCGCGCCTCTATCGCTATTCAACAAATGGCGGGTAAGGGCGTAATCTCGATGGAAGAGTTGCGTCAGCAATTGGGTGAAGCCGTTCCTTCGGCTATCGTTCTTCTCGCCCGTGGTATGAACATGACCATGGGTCAGTTGGTTAAAGCTATTTCTTCCGGTACGGTCGAAGCTAAGACGGCACTAGGTAAGCTGTTTGCGGAATTTGATAGAACCTTTGGCGGTGCGGCCAAGCAGCTAATGGAATCATACAGTGGTCAGATTGCAAAACTTAAGACCAACTGGATTCTTTTTCAAGCTGAAGTAGGCAAGGGCGGGAACCTTTTCCAGACGGCAAAGAATTTGCTAATCGAACTCAACGCTGCCCTTGATCCAGAAAAGAGTAGAATATTTGCCCAAGCTTTGGGCGAAAGCTTAAAGACAATTTTGGACTTTTTGGCAAATACGGTTAAGTGGATTTTTGCCTACCGCAAAGAACTTTTAGACCTAGCAAAAGCTTTCGGCGCACTCTATGTTGGCGTAAAGGTTGTTTTGCCAGCGATGGGTCTGTTGCTTGCAGCAATTAAGGCTTTAAATGTCGCCTTTGGTCTCAATGTAATATGGCGTTTTGCGAGAATGTTCGGCCCAGCAGCCGCAGCGGCCGCTTCATTCACAATCTCAATTAAGGCTGTAACTGCCGCAATTACTGCCATGTTTATGGCAAACCCTGTCGGGTTTATTTTGGGTATTGTTGGCGCTCTTGCGCTAGGCTATAAGGCATGGATGAAGTATGGAGATTCAATTAAGCGCGCAACGGACAACCTGAGAGAAAATAGAGGCGTAGAGACTCAGAAGGATATAGATCAGGCAAGAGAAGCGCTGGAAGCTCTAGAGAAAAGACTGGAGGGAAGAAAGAAAGAATTGGCTGCGGCTAGGTTTGGATTTAGACCGGCAGAGGTCGTAAAGGAATACGAGCGCAGAGTTGCCGAAACTGAGCAGCAAATTTCAAGCCTAAAAAAGGACATAGATCAGGCAGAAGCTAACCGCTATAAGGAAAAGCTAAACACTCAACAGCAGCAACTACAAGCAAGCCTGCAAAATAGAGTTAACGAAATCAAATTTGCATATCGCCAAGAGGATATCGAATTTGAAAAGAAAATTCGTAATTCTGAACTTACAGAAAAAGAGCAAGGTGAGCGCCTAAAAGCATTCAGAGATAGCCTAAGAGAAAAAGAGCTTGAGGCTATTACTAGAATGTTCAAACTGAACATTCAGCTTCAGGAAGAGGTCTACGAAAAAGCCAAAGCAGCAGGTGATAACCCAGCGATTGAGAAAGCGATTGAAAACATCGGTCTTATGGAAGAAGCGATGGTTCAATATAGGCTTCAGGCTTCGGCTTCGAATGAGGCCCTAAGTCTAGATAATGTCTTCCTGCAAATGAATAACGGCGCAGGCGGGCAACAGGCTAACGCAGGTCTCGAAAAGCTTAATTCGCTTAAGGCCAAACTAGCCGAAGTAAGAGCGGAGTTGCAGGGTCTTGGCGGCGATGTACCGAAGGTTCTTCAAGAGATCGCAAATGGTAAGTATGATACCATTCCGGCGCAAACGTCTTTGAACGCGGAGCAGATTAAGGCTGCCATCGTCGCTTACACTGCTGAGGTAGAGAAAGCTGAAGCGGCGCTTAAGAACTTTAAGCGCGTTCAGAAGGAAACCGCAGACGCCTTTGAGGCTCTGGGGCGGGCTTCTGGTCGCGCCGAAGAAGACTTGAGACTTGCCGAAGATGCTCTGGAGCTTGGCTCTGTAGAGCTTGCCAATAGCAGGCTAAGAACTTTCTTGCGCCAAATGCAGGGCGTTAGAGCTACAACTGAATTTGCGGCTGGCGCATTACAGCAGTTCGACGCCGAAGCATTAAGAACAGCAGAGCAAATTTCAAGAACGGCTGGCATTGAAAAGATTATGGAGATGACCTCTAGAAATAGAGAGCTTCAACTTTCATTAATCACCAATACCAAGAAGAGACTAGAGGAAGAAATCAGACTCGAAAGAGAGGCTCTAAGACAGTGGATAGAAATTAACCTTCAGAAGACAGAGGAAGGAAGAAGAACTGCCGAAGAGCTAATGCGGCTGTTTGAGGAAAGTGTTGAACTACGTAGGGTTCAGGAGCAGTCCCAAACACCGTTCCGCCAAATCAGATGGTATTGATGCATTCGTGGAGTTTGTAAAGACAGGTAAGCTGGAGTGGGGTAGCCTCGTTAAGCAGATTCTTGCAGACATCCTTAAGATGCAGATTCGCGCTCTTGTAGCTAATCTAATTGGAAGCGTTCTGGGCGGAATAGGTGGTGTTGGTGGCTCGCCAGGAATATTTGGTGCTGGTGGAGGCAGAGTACCAGGCACTGGACCTATCTTCGCGGCAAACGGTGGTGTGGTAAGTTCTCGCGGTGCGATGGCTTTAAATAGATACGCAGCTGGTGGTATTGCTAATAGTCCGCAAGTTGCTGTCTTCGGAGAGGGTGACACTCCGGAAGCTTACGTGCCACTACCAGACGGCAGAAGTATTCCGGTAAGCTTACAGGGTAAGCTTACACAGCAAAGCCCAAATGTCGAGGTTAATGTTATCAATCAGACCCAGCAGGATGTAACTGCGGATCAGGCTCAAATGAGATTTGATGGAAGCAAGTACATCTTGGATGTTGTCTTGAAAAATGTAAATCAACCAGGTCCATTTAGGGATTCAATGAGAGCAGGACTTAGATAATGGCCGATTTTCCACCAGCAGCATTACTTGGCAAGGAAGACTCCAAGTACAGAACTGAAAAGGTAGCAGACCCGGTAATGCGTAATGAGATCGAGGGCGGGTATGTTTCTACTCGTCCTCGGTATACAAGAGCGCCAAGAAGAACTTGGACTACTGGCTTTACGCATATCACCAATACAGAAAAGGAAGTGTTTATAACATTCTGGAACGCCAGAAGAGGCGGATCAGCTTCCTTTACTTGGGACGACCCAGTGACAGGCTTAGAGTATACGGTGAGATTTGTAGGCGCACCCACCATTACATATGTTGGTAAGGGTCCGCTATACTTATGGGACATAACTAACATCACATTGGAACAAGTGTAATGCCAAACAAAGGACTTACGGTAAATACCGTAATCGAGAAAAACAAACTAGCCTCAGACGTACCATTCATTGCCCTTTTAGAAATTCAGGTAATGGATTCGGCAACACAAGCATTTGTTGAGACTATTAGGCTCGCAAATAATAGCGAAGATGTGGTCTTTAACAGCCAAACTTATACAAGATTCCATTTTGATATGGAACTTAAACAGCAAGCGGGAAGTCTGCCAGAAGTCAGTCTAAAGGCAAGAGACTTCGAAAATATTATTATGGGCAAGTTGGACCAGTATGGTGGCGCTGCTGGTTCAATCGTAACGTTAAGAGTTGTCAATGCGGCTAACTTAGCTGCTGGCGTAGAGGTCGAAGAGACGTTCGAGCTTCTAGAGGCTTCAGCTAACGATTACATGGTGAGCTTTAGCCTTGGCGTTGAGAGTAGCCTAAGAAAGATGTTCCCACGCAGAACGCAGATGCGCGACAGATGCCCGTGGAAGTACAAAGGAGCGGAGTGCGGTTATACTGGCCCAATGCCAACCTGTGACCTTACATTGCAAGGCCCAAATGGCTGTGAGGCGCACGGTAACTCAATTAACTTTGGCGGAATGCCGGGACTGGTGACTCGCGGTGTTGCTCGATGAAGGTAAGCTGGTTGACTTAATCGGAAAACGTTTTGAATGGGGCGGAAGAGGCCCAGATTCGTTTGACTGTTATGGCCTAGTGAGAGAAATCCACTTAAGACATGGGGTAGAAATCCCAGATTACAAGTCGACAAAAGCTGGCGGAGAAATTATTGCGATGATGTTGTCAGCCACAGAAACCGAAATGTGGCAACCATGTCCAGAGAAATCTGGGGCAGTCGCACTAATAAAACTCCCGAAGTCTATGCATGTAGGAATCTTATTGCCTTTTGGTAGAATGATTCACTGTTGGGAAGGATCAAATGGC